CCATGTAAGTAGGGGAGGATTTCTCCTCCCCTTTCCTCTTATTTGATTAAGAAGTGATCAAGTCTGCTGCCAGACCGTGAGCGTTTTCAGCCAGCACCTTGTGGCCGAATTCGATCAACAGCATACGTTTCTCAGCGTCACCTGTTTTTGCCAATTCGACTTGCTGGTAAGGACGCAGCACAGTCATCTTTGCGTACTCAGGATCAATGATCCATGCATCACGCTCGCGCTGGAAGCGGTTAGCGATGACAGAAACTTGACCGAAATCGCTGACGTAGATATCAACAGCGCCGATCAAAGTGGCAGGGCGGTCGCCACCATTGATGTTGTAACGTGAAGATGCAATGCCAGAGAAACCGGAAACGCGCTGCTTGTTGACAGGGCCAACCATCAGGATTTTGGGTGTACCGCCAGCAGACCATACTTTCTGAATCACATTCTTCAGAATGGTTTCAGTGAAAGTACGCACGTTGCCATCAGTACGCGCACTGTTTGGCAGTGTGGTGTAGCTTGGGTCAGTGCCGTTGGTTTGCTTATCGGTGTTGGTCTTGATAAACGCACCCAAAGAGGCAGTCACGCGAGCAGTGGTAGTGTTGCCGGCAACAGCAACACCGCCATTCAAGAAGATGAATTCTTGATCGCGTTTCAGTTCAGAGCCACGCTTGGCGATCTGGTATGCCAGTTCAGAACGGCGGCCAGCCTTGTTGACAACTTCTTCAGTGTTCGACAAGACAATAGTCTTGCGTGAAATCTGAGCATAGTTAGTCAAGCGGACGGTTGCTGTCACTGAATCAAATGTGCCAACGTCATCACCCTCAAGCTGTGCGTTAGCAGCAGCGTCAGCGAGTGCATCGGTTTGCCATTCAAACAAAGTGTTTTGAACAGTTTCGCGGCCAATGTTGGATTGGTACGGTGTTTCTTCGGGAGAAATGTTTGTGATCACATTGCTCAAATCTTCACGAATACCCTTTGCAGAGTATGTGGTGAACGTGTTACTTACGATAGACATGGTGAATTCCTTATTTCAATAGTTTGTAGATGGCATCAGCCGCGTCATCGACACGGCCAGTTTTCGCAAGACGCTGTTGTGCTCGCAATGCCTCAGTATTGTTAGAAACTCTTCCCGCTGCACCAGGCTTTGCGGGTCTTGGCCCATTGTTCGTCACCGGCTTGATCTGTCCACGCTTGGACACCATCTGGTCGTACAGCGCCGCTTTTCGCAGCAGTACAACCGCCCTGTGATCGAGAACATTCTTAAGTTCATCAGGTGAGAATCCAGCCTTTTGGCCGAATTGAACGAGCATGGCTTTTTCAGCCGCAGCCTTTTTGGAATCTTTCCATTCTGGAATAGCCGCCACCAAAGCCTCTTGCTCTTGCTGCAACACCATCTGGTGATGCTGCATTTGTTCCTGTTGCGACAACTGAGACAGACGCTGCTTTTCGCTTTGAATAGCCGCATTCTTCTCTTGGTTTTCTCGCATCACCTCGCGCTGCCGTACCCACTCAATGGGGTCTTCTTGGTAAAGACGTTCCCAATCAATGTTTGGCTGCGTTGCCTGCTGAACCTGAGCCTCTAAAGCTCCTAACAAATGAGCGTATTGCTCGCGCTCGGCACGCACTGCCTGCAACTCTGCCTCGGCGTGCTTTCGCACCTCGGCAATTTGCTGCGTTTTGCGTGTGTAATCCTGAGTCCTTGAATATCCCTTTTGGAGTTCCTCCAGCGTCACCTCGACTTCTTTACCGTCAACCTTGACGGTGAAGACTTGTGGCTGTTCTTCCTCTTCAGAATTCTCATCTTCTTCGGATTGTTCGGGATCAGTTTCGTTGCTATCCGCGTCTGCATCGGTCAGCAACTCATCTTCTCCCGCCGCGCCCTCTTCGGGCAACTGCGACTCGCCTGAATCCTCTTGTCCCTCATCGGGGAGCATTCCTACAAGTGCATCGGCTGCTTCAGCCATATTCATATGACCTTGAACGGCACTGCCTGCTGGCGTTGGTGCTACTGTCTGCATGGTCTATTTCCCTATTTAAACAAGATTCTTTTGCGCGCGCTCAATGGCACGCTGTGCCACCTTGCCGTTGTCGATCATTTTGGTGAGTTCGTTCTTAAAATTTTCAATGGCACGCAACTGCGCCCAACAAATTTCACGCTTTGCAGCCTCTTCCGGCTTGCTGTTCTCAAACTCCCAAAGCAAATCGCCACGCATCTTCTCCAAGGCCGTTGCAAATACCTCGTCCTGCATAAACTGCTCAGACCGGCGGCCTTTTCGTACTTGTTCTTCGTTCATTGAGCCATTCCATTAAGGTTGATGGGTGGAGGCACATTGGCCGCCGTCTGCACTGCCTGCTGGACAATTGCTGACTGCTGCTGCATGGCCTCACGATCCATAGCCTGCCGCGCTTCGATCTCGGCAGTGCTAATTTGTGTGTTGTACTTTAACTCAAGTTCATATTTCTTGAGCATTAAGTCTTGCGCCATTTGATCTCTACGGTAATCGTCATCGCGGATCATTTGCTCGCGTTTCAACTCCAGCTCGGCAGCCTTTTTCTGGATGTCGGCTTGGATCGACTGAGCCTGAACCTGTGCCAGCACCTCCTCTGGCGTTGGCTTTGGCGCATCGGCCTGCGGCATCTGGAAGTCTGCCGGCAGCGTTTGAATATAACTTGATGCATCTTTGAATCCAGACAACTCAATGATCTTTTGGATGCTGCGGATGTACATGGCCGGTGTCACCACCGGATTGCTCAGACCAAACTGCTGCATGATCTGCTCTTGCTTTCCCGCAATCATGGTCAGTGCTTGGATGCGCTCGTTGGTGTCGCCATTGCCCAAGCCAATATTGACCGTCACGTCCATGCTGGAATTCCAGACTCGCGGGTCAATCTCAACCCACTCATTTCGCAAGCGCACCATGCGCGGCTTGTCTTGGTGGGTAGTCATCAGGTACAGAATGCCCTTAAACAGTTTCTTCATGCCCTCGGCCAGTATGCGTGCTTGCAACTCAATACGGCCTTGGCTGGCACCAATGGTGGCCGCCACAGCTGCCTTGGTGCTGGACTGCAATGCGTCAGCATCCAACCCCATCGCGGCCTTGCTCATGCCGGTACGGTCTTCCTTCATGGAATCCATGTAGTCCAGCATGGGGAATGCGGCCTGACCGACAAATGGCGTAGAGAACGGCTGCACCATGCCAGGCGCACGCATCCGGATAATGGCACCGGTTTCGTTGTTCAGTACATCATCAATGTTAACTTGGCCTTCAACCACGGCAGTGCGTGGGTGGATAGACTGCGCCAGCGAGTCCAGCGTGTTTCGCAGCACCTCGGACTTGATCTCCTGAATGTCATGCGTCAGATCGAATATCGACATGGCTTCCAGCGGTGAGGTATGCGGCTCTGGATCGCAGGGGAAGTCCACAAATGGGATGTAACTGGACGGCAGATTACGCACTACGGTGTAGCCAGAACCCATGCAGCAGACTTTACGCAATTCTGGAATGCCGTCACCGTCAAAGTCCACGCGAATGTAAGACTCAACGTACAGCACGCGGCGCTGACCAGGATTCAAACTGTCACCGGCACCCATGGTGGTGGACAGCGGCTGACGTGCCAAGTACTCGTCATTGCTGTCTAGGTCGGTGCTGGATATGTTTTCCTCAATCTCCTCCAACTCGTAGCCCATCTGAATCAGATCGTCCACCGTTGCCATCTGACGGTGAGCAATGATGCCAGCATCATCAAACGATCTGGCTCGGCGATCAATCACCAACTCTTCAGGTGGCACCGCCATGATCTTGATACGGCCGTCCTTGACGGTGCGCTTAATCTGCACGTCATGCAGCATCGGCTGCTGCATAGGGCCAGGCTGACCCGTCATTGGATCAATGTTTTGAATGCCTGGTTGCATAGGATCAGGGTAGCTGACCACAATCTTGACCTCGGCCTGCTCACTCATCAGCATCTGCACGGTCTGGTCATCGAGGCCAGAATAATCCTCAATCTTGACCTCTTCTGACTCATCCCACCAGTATTTGGCAATGCCGCACTTACGCACCAACGAGTCCTTGAACAGCGCATAGGTGGTCATGAAACCGTTGTTGTCGTTGCTGAAAATGTAATTTGCGTAGTCAGTCGCCTGCTGTGCGCCAGCAACATCTTCCGGTCCACGCGGCACATATTCCACGACATTCTCGGTGCTGAAGAAAACGCGCATCAGACTTGGCAGCATGGCGCTCACCGTGTCGCGCACCTCCATCGCAACAACCTGGCTGCGGCCATCTTCCTCATTGCCAAAAGGGTCGCCACGGTAGTACTCTGTACCCTTGGCGCGAATCGGTGAGACATCGGCATCAATGTAGCTGACGGCATCTTCCAACTCACCGGCAACAATGCCCTGCAACTCAGTGTCATCCATCGGATTGACGGCGGCCATGTCGGTGGTCATTTGCAAATCGTTGATCATTTCTTGTTCCTTGCAGAAATTGCTTTGGCCTTTGCTTTTGCATCAGCCTTACTTGACGCGCCCCATGCCTTCAGACTCAGACTCAGCCGAGTCGGCTCACCGTTCTTCATCTCAGGGCCAGGCATATTGCCCATTCTCGCAAGGAATGATGCCCTGCGCGGGTTGTCACCAGACTTCACCGGCGCTTTCAGATTCATACCTTCGGCCTTGGCGCTGGCGCGTCCCTTGGCATTCAGGCCACCACTCGGACTTTTTCCCTCTTTACGCTGCCATGCCGGTGTTTTCATAGGGTACTTTCTTCAAAATCACATACATGGAGTCAACTGCGCGCGGCAGCCGCAATATCTCATTTTGCGGTAATTCTAGGTGTTGACCGTAGGCACTGAGGCGCATCTCCAAATGCGTCATCTCAAACTTGCTGCCCTTCCAGCCCAAGTACCACGCCCATTCGCAGTAGTACACCCATGATTTTTCATTGAACGCTCTGACGTGTGTCGGGTCTTGCCACGCGCCATGGCTCAAATCGTAAGGCACATGAATATGCATCTCACCACCCATCTCCAGCAAGTCGCGGCAGTTGGTCATGGCCTGCACTAAGTTCGGTATGTGTTCCAGCACGTCAAATGCCATGATCTTGGCAAACTGACGATCGATCTGCATCGGCGCACCAATATCCACTACCCAATCGGCACCAACATCTGCACGAATGTCGGCATTCACGCAATCAGGCTTGTAGTCCTTGCCGGAGCCTAAGTTAAGTATCAAACCACTGTTTTGCATATTCCGGCCTGTTCTGTAATATCCACGGTATGGCGGCCTTGGTCAGTGCGTCACCATTCATACCGACAGTCTGGCTGCCAATGTGATGCACATATGACCGGCTCAGGTAATGATGAAAGCCAGCCGCGCGCAAATCCTCGCAATGCACGTCATCCGAGTACCAGTTCAGCGGTGGAAATACAGCCGCGCTCCACGCATCGGCACCAATCCATGCAAAGATAGGGGAGGGGCATTCCATCGGCACAATTGCGTCTTCATACGGGTACTTGAAGTAGTGCAGCCGCTGATCAAATGGGTTAGAGCGAATATTCTGCACCGGCCTGGCTGCATCGCACCGCGCTGAAACCCAGCCCACCGGCTCACCAGTTTCAGCCTTCAGCTGTGCTACATCCTCCATCAGCAGCCGGTAGCTCGTTGGTGTCAGCACAATATCGTCATTGGCGCAGATCACTGACTCAAACCCATCGGCAAAGGCACGGTCAATGATTTCGTTGTAGTCAAGACCGAAATTGTGCGCCGCACCAAACACCTTCAGGTCAGCGTCAAAGCCGCCAATGATGGACTCTGGCCCTCGCAAATAGACAGGCACTTCGGGACAGTACTCGGCAATGCTTGTGAGCATCACCCGCAAACCTTTGCCGTGTACCGTGCTGATGCAGATCGGGGAGATCAATCCGCTGATCCGATCTTGATGGTGAGCAATGAATCAGGCTCAGAATCGCTCTCTTCCGCATCCATTCCCCCATTCTCACCGTCACCACCGCCGTCACCCTTGTTCGGGCCGCCGACAACCCAAGCATCACAGGTGCGCGTGCCGGCGCACTTGAAGTCGAATATCTCGCAGTAGCCCAAGTCTGCCAGCTTAATTGTTCCCCATGGGTCAGCCTCTCGGCCAATGCCGTCAGCAATGCACTGCTTGACCTTGTCGGACACATTAAAAGCCGCGCAGTTACCGCAACGGCTCTGCTTGGCATCATCAATACTCACGTCCCATGTGTCGGCCTTCTTAGACCAGAACGGCGTATTAGGCAGCGCGGGATTCTCAGGGCCGTAATTCGCGCTAGTAATAGCCTTGGCGCGATTCTTCAAATTCAGCGTCACGTCCTGCGTTGGAGCAGGGCAGCTGGCGCTGGCATCCTGGTAGCCAGGCTTTTGATCCATGGCCTGCGCCATGGTGCGTTGCATGGTAGCCATTACATCTTCCCTTTTTTCATGCCAGGCTTGGCCTTCATAGGCATCTTGGCTTCGGACATCGCAATGGCAATGGCCTGCTTGGGATTCTTCACAACCTTGCCGCCAGCACCAGAGTGCAGCTTGCCGGTCTTGAATTCATGCATCACCTTGCCCACCTTCTTCGCCGCTTTGGTCATCTTCATAATTTTCCCCTTTAAACAATTACATCAATTATGCAACCCTAGACAGGTTTCTTTTCAGCGGTTGCCCCCACTTGGTGCTGGCTTTAGACCCCATCATGCCGATTACAGCGTCACTTGCAAACGTCAAGCAGAATGCATCAGCCTTGTCCGGTGAGGCTAAACCGCGCTTCTTGATCTCGTCCTTGCTCTCAATCTGAATCTTGCCGTTGGACGTAAACATATACCGAACGGTCGCCAACTCGGCCACCAGTAGCTCATCCTTTGGCAGCCGACAATCCCGCTGCTCTAGCCACGCCTTGGCCTTGTACCAAAGCTCGGCCTTCAGATTCCGATACGTCCCGCCCATGGCCGGACTCTCGCTGACGTTGATTCCGCGTGCAGGCAGTCCCAACTCTTTCAACCGATCCACGACTCCGGCACCAAGCCCAATGCTGTCAACCAGTATCTCTTCGGGTCTGTCGCTTGGCGGCAACGCCTCAAACTCAACCACTACCGCGCCCGTCAGCTGCATCAAGTCCAAATTCTTCCACGTCTTGATCGGCTCAGTCACCGCGTTCCCCCGCCGCTTGCACAGCGCCGAGCGGTCAGAGCCAAAGCGTGCAACGTCCAATCCCCAGACCAGCGGCGCGTAAGGTGAGGCCACTACATCCCGATTCATCGCCAAGTCCAGCAACTCCATGGGTATAACGGTGTCCTCGTCACTCCTTGGGAATTCCCCCAGCACGCGAATTCGGTAGGCGTTTGACTCTTCGCCATACCGCGCTTTCATCTCCTCAATGTAAGCCTCAGACACCCTCGGCGAGTCGGCGCAGGAAACCTTCATGGTCACCCAATCCCCCGCCAGACGGTTATGGGTGTCATAGAAGAACCCGCTACTCCTTACCGGATTTCCCAGCAGCAACGTGACGGCGTTATGGCCGGACATACTTCCGCTGGCCGCCTCAAACACCTTCTCCGGTATACCGCTGGCCTCGTCCCCCACCAGCATCACATGGTCGCTGTGTACGCCTTGCAAGGCTTCCGGCTGCTCTGCCCTCGATGTCCTGGCTGAGATAAACGCCTCCTCGTTGGCATCCTTCACCTCAATGCGGTCCTGCTTCACCTCCAACATATCAGCCAGCATCGGCGGCAGCACCTTCACCCACCGCTTGACCTCCGCAAACAGCGCGTCATACAGCTGGCTGCTCGTTGGTGCCGTCACCACCACCTTTACCGGAAATCTCAGCAACAAGTACCAGATCATCGCCCAGGCACTGGCCGTGGACTTCCCAACGCCATGGCCTGATCTGACAGAGATACGCCGGTTGCCCTTGGCAATGTGATTCAAGAATTCCACCTGCCACGGGTCAGGCTCAGTGTTCAGCACCTCTCTGACGAAGAGTACAGGGTTGTTCTTGTACAGCTTGACGAATTCAACAAATGGATTGTTTACCAGCAAGTCATCGGATTTTTTTTTCGGGATGCGCGGCTTTGTGGGGGCTAGGGGTAGGGGGTCGGTCATGTTCGGCATACGTCAGGCTGTGGGATTCGGTAGGTGTTCGGTTGCATCTTCAGCCGCCCCCGCCGAAATCGCGCAAGGGGGGGGGTCATCGCCGCCCACAGCCAGCGGCACGCTCCAGCGCCAGCCGCGGCCACTTTACCGCTGGAAGTTATCCACAATCCACTATTCATGCAAGTCATTGATCTATATGCTTTCTTACAGAATGCTGACATATTCCATTTAATACGATGTCCATTATGTTAAGTCAATTGTGGATAACTGACCAGTATTTGCTCAACAAACAGGCAGAGTTGCGTTATCCACAGGGCAATGTGTTCAATCATGGCTTAATCGTGCCTATCGCCTGTGGATAACTCATCGACAACCTCAACATGGCGCAGTGCCGCCATGCGTAAATCTTGGATGTTGATGTTGATCGAGGCTGCTTTTTGTAGGCCGTAAGTCTTCTGATCCCATCGCTCGGCCAGCCACTGCCTCGTTCTGATGCGCTGGACATCGCGCTGCGGATGCTCCACGTCCATGTCATCCGCAATGGACATTGTCTCTACCGCCAACTTATCGGCGGCTATCGCGCGCGCACGCGCAATTATAGAGGGATCGGTATCTTCGATCCATTGCTCTAGCGCCCTGCGCCCGATGCCAAGTTCGTAGCAGATCGTGGTCTGTGACTTGCCTGCCTCAAACATGGACACGATCATGTCGTGAGGCAGATCCTCAAGCAGAGCCATGTCCTGTCTGAATTTCGGTCTTCCTGCCACGCTCAGACCCTCCTCAGAGCCGTTTTAATCCGCTGGACTATATCCAGTACCCATTGTTTAATTCGCTGCATTCTTGAGCCTTCCTGCGAGTTTGGTGTCGAATTTCTTTTCCATGACTTCATTGTCATCGAATTTCAAGTCGTTTTCAAAGTCATCAAATCCTGTTGCACCGCCCAGCTTGAATTCTGATGTCGGTTTGAATGCTGTGACTTTGGCCGTTGGGAATAGTGCTTTGATCTTGATGACCTGTTGCATACGCTCATCGGCCATCAGTGCCTCGATCTCTTCCATGCTCCAGATGTTCTGATTGCTGATGTCTTGACGCTCCCGCTGTATTGCCACGGCCTCGTTGACAGTTCTGGTGATCACCATGACCTGGCCGTTTTGCATCTCCCACTCAATCCTTGGGATGCTGTCGCTGGCTGGCGTTATGCCTTGATCGGCTGCCCACTGATCCAGCACGCCATACGCCCTGATCATTCCCGCCAGGCTTGAATCGAATTTCGCCTGATCCTTTGCCGTGATTGCTTGCTGCAATCTGGCGTTCTGAATCCAGAATTTTTCTCTCAGCCCACTGTCAACTAAAGTAATCAGTCGATTTTCTCCCCATTTCCTGTCGCTGACCGCCTTGGCTGACTCCAGTTCCACCAGTTTGGATTGAACGTAAATCGTCCAAGGGTCTGCTTGTTGGATTGGACTCGTTGCTGGTGGATGCTGTCTGCTCTTTTGCTTTGTTGCCATTTCTGTTCTCCTTATCAAAATTCACTGAAGCGTCTGTCGGAACGATCGGAAACTACGAGTCTTCTAGACTCTCGTTTCCGATTCCGACTTCCGATGATCGGAAGCATCTGATTTCCGATCGCTTCCGATCGCTTCCGATCGTTACTTATTAAAACTGTACGCTGTTTCATTTGCTATTTTCGTCATGACATCTTGACTGAGCCATGCCACTTTGTCGTAATGTCCACCCGAATTATTTCCCTTGAGTCGCTTCTTCGCTTCATAAATTGCGTTATTTATCTGCGTCTTTGATGCATCCGAGGCACTGGCTTGGCGTATAAATTCTTCCTTCCAATCATCAATTTTTACCACTTTCATGCTGACCCCATTTACATCCTCAATGAAACCCTTATTCTTAATTGCTCGATAAAGCGATGGAATCTCATATATCTGCCATTTGCCACCACCTTTGTTGGCTGGAGCTTTTGGCTCGGTCATTTTTGCGTGATCATTTTTGGCTGAATCTGATGCCTGTACCGCCAGACTGGTGATCGGCTCGCCTATTTGCAGTGATCCAGCTGGCGGCGCGAGTTCGACTTTGACCATCTCAAAGCCGATTCTTGTGCCGTCCTCGCCGTCCTTCTGCTTGGCCGTGCGGATAATGCCTTTCATGGAGTCCTCAAAGCGGATCAGTTCCAGTTCTGTATCTACCGCGCCTAAGAGGCTGGAGTGGCCGCGCAGTCCTTTGGTGGCATCCTTTCCACTGTGGTGCAAGATCATCAAGGCGCAGTCCTGAACGATCTGCTGGATGCGTCCGCAGCTGGAGATAAACGATCCCATATCGCTGGAGTCGTTCTCGTTGCCGCCGCCAAAGGCTCTGGCTAAGGTGTCGATGATGATCAGCTTGAAATCGATGCCGAGTTCAGTGACAAGGTTTTCCACTGCGATCATCAGCGCGTTGAAGTCCTCCACGCTTGATCTGAGGTTGAGTTGGTGCCGGATGACGTAGATCGGTGCACCGTCCTCGGTGCCGTGGTGCTGCTTGATGGCCTTGATCCTTGCGCCTACTCCACCGAACCCTTCCCCGCACAGGTACAGCACCGCGCCGGACTCTGTCACCTGATTGCCCATCCACGTCCTGCCGGTCGCTATCGCCTCGGCAATGTCCAAGGCAATGAACGACTTGAATGAGCCTGGCGGCCCGAATAACGCGCTAAACGATCCCACCGGCAGCACCTTGTCAATCATCCACTTCACCGGCTCGTCTTGTATTGAGTCCCAATGCTCAATATTGATCTGCTTTGGCGGCTTGGTGGGAATCGGTGGCGCTGGCTCTGACTCAAATTCCTTAGCGATGTCCTCCGCTGGCGGTGTTGCTGTTTGCACTTCATTGGTGATCGGATTCAATCGTTCGGGCATCGTTACCTGATCCACGCTGGTGATGATTTGCGCTGCCTTGACCAGCGCCACCAGCTTCTCTCTACCCGCGCCAGCCTCAATGAATTCATAGGCATCATCGCCCTGCCCTTGCAGCCCGAGGTCAACTACCTTGACCGACTTGGCGATGGGCAATATGGCGGCGGCTGCCTTGTGCGCGTACTGCCAGCCTGGTACATCGTTGTCCGGCAGGATGATGACCTGAGCGCCAGCGAAGTACTCGGTGATGGCCGCAGGCCATGATCCGGCGCCAGTGTGCGCGGTGGTTGCAATCATGCCAATGCTTGTGATGGCATCCGCTGCTTTTTCGCCTTCCACCAAGAAAATGTTCCTGCCTGCCGTCTTCGCGTCCAGCAGCGCGGGTAAGTTGTACGGGACTATGCGTGCATCGCCAAGTGTTGAATGCCTGCGGCCGTCAGCGTCAACCTTGTACAGCCGGTAGGTTTTCCCTGTCTCGCCTACCTTGTACCGCTGCTTGACGAACACCGTCTGCCTGTCCTCGTCCTGATATTGCCACTCTTGTTCTAAGACGTTGCGCGGTATCGGTTTGATGTTGGCGAGTGGATTGGGGCGCTCCATGAGTTCCGGCAACAGGTGCAATTCCCTGATGGTCTGGAACACGTCCTCCTGTGAGCATCCACCGTGACAGTGGAACAGCGGTTTGCCGTCATCATTGATGTCTATGCTGAGAGATGGATTCTTGTCGCCATTGCCTTTGCCGTGACCAGGTACAGGGCAGCTGGCTACCCACTGACCATTTGCTTTCTTTGCGTTGCCGAGCGTCTTGGCTATTTGTTCTGCTTGCATTTATGGCTGCCAATATTTAAAGGAAAAAAAAGCCTGGGGTTTTACGCCCAGGCACTTGACTGCTAAGTCTTAAAACATCTCGTCATCAGCCACTGCCGCGGCCATCGCAGTTTTCGCTGGCACTGCCACTGGCGGTATGAACGGTGGCCTTGCTTGCGCCACCGGCGCTGGTGCCGCCTCCTGAGCCGCATCAGCATCCATGCCAGCGGGACGGTCGATCCATGACACGATATTGAAGTTCGGGATGCGGGTAGTGCCTTTGCCGATCTTCTCCAGCTTGGAGCCGGTGTACTCCAGCACAGGTAACTTGCCAGCATTGGCGGCTTGCTGCGCGGCGCAGTCCATGTACAGCTTCTCCAGCCCCATATTTGGGCCTACGCCGGAAGATGACCACTCGCACAGTCCGAGCGCCTTGTTGTAGAAGTGGATGATGAATCCGCGCTTGTGGTCAGGTGTCGGCTGCGGGCCTTTCTTGCCAAGGCTTGCATCGGCCTGCCAATCGCGTACACCAACACCAAGTTGCAGCCAGCCGGTTTGCACTGCATTGATGTCAAAGACAACCTTACCGAGTTGGATTTCCTCGCCGAGGTTGTTTGTCCAAGCGTTGGCTTGGGGAGAGAAGCGGATGTAGTTTCCAGAGCCGCCAGCAGAAGAGAGGTTTAGCATTTTGCGTTTCGCTTTCAAAGTTACAGGGGTTGCATTATTGACTCAAACTGCGATCTCTCGCAAGCGTGAGTCCACTTGATACCTTGACCGATAGCTCGTCCAAGATAACTCTTTGTTCCTTTGGCAGTAGCTTTTCCGCTGCCGCAGGAGTAATTAGGGTTGTTTCAAATATGTCGCTGTCAGACAAACCTATTGATGTCAGTTGTTCGCGCGCGGCATTGCCATCAATCCATTTGCGGGTTGCACGCTTTGGTGCCAACTGCCAGCCTGGCACCACCATGCCGTCCTTCTCCATGGCTTGTAATGCGTGTTCCTGCACCGCGGCTATGAATTTCTCTACCAGCGGCGCTTTGTCCAGAATGGCGCTGATCTGTGCTGGTGTCAGCGCCAGCATGACTTCCTTGATCTCTTCCTTTTTCATGACGGTGATGTCTGGTTGCGCCGCCACGATATCGAATTGCTTTTGCTGCGCTGGACAGATTGTTTTTGCATCGCACCACTGGCAGGCTGACTCTGACGGTTTAAATGATGGCGCGTCACTGACCACGTCATCAATTGCCGGCATCAGAATATTCTCTTCCCACTCGCCGAGTTCATCGGCGGTCATTATGTGGATGCGCTTTTCACCGTGAAACGGCTGGATGATCTGTAGTTCGACTTCATCAATGTCAAGCCGCAGCGTTGCAATGGCGGCCAGCGCATAGATTTTCAGTTGCTCAGTGTCAGCGTCCACCCAGCCTTTGCCGGTCTTTAAGTCGGCAATGACGAGTTTCTTTTGGCTGATTGAGTGGCCGATAACGTCAGCTGTGCCGCCGAGTTTAAAGAGCGCCGTGCTGAACAGCGTCACCGGCACTTCCACCTTGACCATGCCGAGTTGGTCTTGAATCGCCCATATGGCTTTCATGTGTTCCAGCGCATACAGACAGTTGTCCTCGGTCATTGTGATGCCTTCCACCGTCTGGCCGACAAACTGGAGTGGGTCTGATCCAAGTTGAAAACAGGTTTCTGCCAGCGCATGGATGGCGGTGCCAATATTGGCAGCCTCACCGGATGGGCGTTTCGGGACTTGCTCGCACAGCTTTGCTGATGCTGGACAGGCGATCCAGCGAGATGCTGCTGACGGTCTGAGTCTTAATTGCTTTGTTGCCATGAATCTCTTTCTAAGTGATGTTCGTTGATGATGATCTGGTACGCCAGCTGGCGTACCTCAGTGCTTGTCGCATGACCTAAGTCCTCGGGATCAAGCAGCCGCTTGAGGAATACGACTTTGTCCTGGTTGGCTTTGCGCTGCTTTTCCAGCATCTCGGCCAGCCAGACTATGTGCTGGCGCATGATCTGTCGTTCCTTGTCAGCCATTGCGGATACCCCACATTGCAATCAGCGTTGCCTCGGCGCGGCCTTCATCCTTGACGCGCTTGAAGTGTTCCGACATCTCTGGGAATAACTCAATGGCGCGTTGACGGGATGCGTCCTTGCCGGCAGCCTTGCCCATGGCCTTCGTCCAAGTCGCTGGTGCCACATAGGTCACTGGCACACTGAGTCCAGCCAGCACGCCTTCAACGACACCGAGGCTGCGGCCAAAGCCAAACATGGCCGTCACGCCCTGACCTGGCCGTGCGGCAGGCCGTTCCACAATGGCTTGGTCTGGTTTGAGGTTGCCAATGATCTCAGCCAGCAGCTGCGGTGAAACTTGCCGCTTTGACTTCTTGTTGATGTCCACCGTGAGCGTTGGCATATCGTGTACCGACAGCAATTGACCGTCAACCAGCACCGCTATTGCGCCATTTAAGCCGCAGTCAATACCCAATGTGACCTTCATTTAACGGCATCCTCCATGGCCTTGTTGAGTACCTGTAGCCGCGCTGTGATGAGCGCGTCTGCGGCCTGCTCCAAGCGGATGACGGTGCTGTAGAGTGGCTCTGTTTGACCGTTTACCCAGCGCGAGAGCTGCGCCTGGTCGATTTCTGCGACACGGCAGAGATCGGACATCCGATAACCGGCTGACTCAATCTTGTGCTTGATGTCCTGAATGGCTTGCTGTGAGACTTTCATGTTTACAATGTTAACCATGTTTTGTGGAAAGCGTCAAGTGTACAGCGAAAAAAGGGGATCAGCGTAAACCGATCCCCAAAGGCAACTGCTGGAAAGCAAAGACCAGCAGGGACATTGTAGTGGCTGAATACTTGACTGACTTATAAGGTCTAAATAATAGTTGTTGACGAGTTAGTCAAAGATGATATGATTCATCCATCAACAACGCAACTTAAAGGAAAGCAAAATGAACACAACTTACAAAGCATACGCAGTATCTGATCTGTACGAAGCTGGCATCTCTTGTGACGGTCACCCATTTATTGCTGAAAAATATTATGTCTTGATTGAGAACGCAGCTGGCCGCCGTTTTCGTCATGAAAAGTCTTTTGCTGGCGTAGAAGTTGTAGAGTGCGAAGAAACTGGCGAAACAGGATTTGCTGATATTCGTCAAGATGCTGTAGCCATTGTTGAAGAGTTAGCCGCCAAAGTTAATGTTGTTTTGGCTTTAGGTAAGCCTTTGACAGCATCTTGCTGGTTTGAAGTCGATCCAGCTTATGGCTCTGATGCCTACATTGATCAAGGTACAGAGTCAAAGCGTCTTTTTGCAGAAAAGTTAGCCGCCTAATCAACCCAAGGGGGCGCAAGCCCCCATCTTTAAGGAGTCCCTACATGAATCACACACAACACGCCATGACGGCAGCCAGCCACCGTAGGCTTGGCAAACGCGCAGAGGCTTGCGCTGACCTCTTGCTGGCGCTGGTAATCGGCATCGGCCTCGCCGCACTGCTCGTAGCATGGTGGTCATCATGAACAACCCATCAGCATTTCCAGTTTCTGCTGATACAAAAACTTTTCAAGGCATGACATTGCGTGACTACATGGCGGCTCAAGTGTTGCAGGGAATGCTGGCTGCGAAAGGATGGCATCCTGATTTCATGTTCCCAGCAGATTTCAATTTTGACGCGGGACAGCGTGCCGCAGATGCAGTAGCTGTGGCGGCTTACAAATATGCAGATGCAATGTTGAAAGCGAGGAAAGCATGACTGACCTCCAAGACTTCTGCCAAGAACCGCGCACCATGGAAGACTTGGAGAATGCTGGATTCAAGCCGCACGCGGTCTACAACGCCGTCAAACGCAATGAATTGAAGAATGCCAATGCCATGGACGCATGGGGGCGCAAACAGCGCGGCAAAGGCTTGTTTGTGTCCACTGTCACGCCCATCCCATACAACGCCAGCCTGCTGGTGCAAGCCTGGAACAACACACAACCACAAGGAGAAAACCATGTCTGAAAAAATGCAGATTGAGATTGACCGCGCAGTAAACAAGTGCACGCCACCAATGGAAGTCTACGGTGGATTCCTCACCCGCGAGGAATATGCCAAGCTCGCTCGCATGGCGGTGACTGATGGCACGTTCATCGGCTGGACGCACGCGGAGAACATGACCCGTGAGCGTATGCAGCGCAAGATTGACTCGCTTGAGCATGAGTTGACCATCTTGCGTGATCGCGTTAAGGAAGTGGAGATGGAGTTGCTGGCGGCTCAGAAGTGAAAATCATATTACTGGTGCTGGCGGTGCTGGCACTGTTCTATTTTGACTCGGAGGATTTCTATGGAAACAATGATGAATTTCGTGCTGGTCTGTCTACTCGGCATTGCACTGGTGGTGATCGTGCTTGCGTGCGCGGTCAAATTCCTGCTCGATGAAACAGAGGTGAAGTGATGGTCAACGCATTCGATTGGAAAGCATACACAGATGAAGAACACGCCAGGCGCGGTGACCCATTTGCTGACATCAAGCGCAATGCAGTGATCAGCGCACAAGTCACTGCTGGCGTTCACCGGCTGCGCGAAAAGAATCCAGCGCATGGCACCATCCACGGCCTGACCGACAAGGTGTTGCAACCCAGAGCGCCAGAGATGATGAAGAGCAAAGGTGGTGCGCGTCCCAATTCTGGCCGCAAGATGCCGGAGTTTGACCAGCGCAGAGCCATGTCATTGCTCAGTGAGGGATTGACCAAGAAAGAGATTGCTGACCGCTTTAACGTCAACTACAAGTCCATGCTGACGTTCTTCAAGAAGATGGGGGCCAAGCAGCCACGCGGTGAATACGTCTGGTCTGGCAAATACAAAAAGGTGGCGTAATGACACAAGCCGAATATAACGCATGGATTAGAGCGCGATTTAATCTGTGGACAAAATCTGATGTAGATGCAGAGGTACGCAAAGCAGTAGAGCAAGCCTTAGCACAGCGCACATGGGTAGGGCTGACGGATGAGCAGATTGATGCTTGCTGGAACAAAGACTTGTGGAAAGAGAAGCAACCTCACCATATTTTTGCCAAAGCCATTGAAGCCAAACTCAAGGAGCGCAACACTTGATTGAAACGATACGCACAATGACCGGCAAGCAGCACGGCCTGCGCGGTGACAGACAGACGCTGGTCACCACCGGCAGACTATGGCGGTGCAGCAAGTGCGGCAAAGTTTTTACCGACAAGGAAGAGGCCAACAGACACGACAGGCGCGAGCATGAAATCAGCAAGACTACCGAAAATAATTGACTTGCTACAGCGCACCGGCTGCACAGCGCCAGAGCTGGCGGCCAAGGTGTACTGCACCGAGAGGTCAGCGCAGCAGATGATCAAGCGGCTGCGGCTGGCTGGCACCGTACACATTCAGGAATGGTCTAGATCAGGCCGCATACTGGTGGCCGTGTATAGGTACGGCATTGGCACTGATGCAGACAGACCGCTACCGCTGACACCTGTAGAGCGTTTGCGTAAGCATCGAGCGCGTGAGACATTGGACGATAAGGCTTTCCGCTTGGCGCGTGAAAGAGGTCATAGGCTTAAGCCACGGCGCGATCCGCTGGTGGCTGCGTTTTATGGGAATAGCAAGGAAGCTGGCTGACGGCGCTGCAATTCTTCTGTTGTAGGCTCTGCCGCCAATAGATCAGGCAATGCAACTCCCGCAGCAATTGCTGTTGCAACGTCTTTACGCAATGGGTCAAAGGCGGCAAATTTAGATCTTATCTGATCGGGTTTAAAGACAACCCCAACATCTACTAGTTTTGCAGGGCCACCGCCAGGATCAAATGTGTTTTTCAATATCAAAGCATCATGACCGCCAGCCAAAGCCTGATCAATCAAATCAGAATATGTTTGCTCTCTATATGATTTGCCGCCAAAGTCATGAACCATAGGGTTTTTGTAGCGTAATGCAACAGGCATGACGTTGCCACCTGTTTGGGTTTTTTCAATAAGAGCACGTTCATTCTTAACAGCTCTAAATTTATCTATTTCGTTTATTGCAGATTTAGCTGCATCTTCACCAACTAATTGGCTTATTTCTTTTTTTAATCCTTTGAGTTGGGCATCTGAATAACTGTTATACCAACCATAAGGCATTAATTCTTTATATTTCTTATCTAACAATTCAGCTTGCGCTTGTGGATGTTGCAAACTGTAAAATGTTTGGTTAATCTTTTCGGTCATGGTGTCTCTGGTATCACCATACTTTGCAACCAAAGATTGTGCTTCTTGCATTCTTTGTATTTCAGAATCTTCCGCAATTTGCATTTGCTTGTCGTGTTCGTTCCAATCGCCACGCTTTTCTGCTGATTTTGCTTTACGCATAGCTTCTCTGTATTCTCTAGAACCGCCAATCTGAGCATATCCAGATGCGGTTTCTGCCCCATGTCCTTGCATTGAAACTTGATTTAATTTGGCAATTTGATCATCAGGTATGCCTAATTTTTTAAGCATATCAATACTTGATTGATCTGTTGTTCTTGTCATCATTGATGCAGGAGGATTTTGAGGGTCTCTAGCAAAGAAAAATCCTTTTTTTGCACTTTGAGCGCCAGTGGCTTCACCAAGCAAATTTGGATTAAAATTGGTTATATCCCCAGTAGAACCGTGATACCAATCATGCTCATACCCTTGTTGCAATGATCTTGGATATGGATCTAAAGATTGACCAGTTTGCATTGCATTTTGTTTTGCTAACTCTAAAGCTGCCTCTTGTGGAGTTTTAACCGCTTTAATACTCATCCCAACAGGCATACCCTCAGTGGCGCGAATAGCACGACTCGCCAATCTACCCACCACTGGCGCAAATGGCGCAACATTCATTAAGGCATCAGCAGTCTCAGGTTTGAGCAATGGCACATTGGCTCGGCCAATGTTGGTGAGTGGCTCACCATACGCCATGCGCTGAGTGGTTTTCGGAATGCCAGTAGATTCCAGCAGACCCGCCAAGCCTTGCATCTGTTGCGCTCTTTGCGGAGACTTCATCCAATCCAGACCACCATACATGGCATCAGATAAGAGTCCCAGCAACTCGTTGCGCGGTGTGGCTTGTAGGTTGTCTGCCATGATTTACTGTCCTTGTGCGGCACCAATTGCAGTGCCATATCCGAGTTGAGTCGCCTTGTCACGCAATGATGTTGCCAGAGGCTGCACCTTGGTGATGTTGGCTTTTGCCATCATCATGGCGGCCATCTTAGGATCAAGCATTGCCTGCACCAGCAGCTGCTGAATCTGCTCATCAGGCAACTTGTACAGGAAGTCCAAAGGCCGCGTCATGGTACGCAGTGTGGTGTTGGTCGCCATGGACTCGCTGAACACTCGCCCGATCAGGTTACCCATGCTCATATTCTTGAACGTATCAGAGCCTGGCGCACGCACGCCTGGCGCAGTCGCTGCCATGCCACGGTTGATCTCGTCAATGATGTTATCCAAGCGCGTCTGTGCCGGCACTGACAGTTTCAGATCGAGTTCATCAGCCTTGTTTGCCAGCTGGCGGCGCAGACTACCAGCGGCCAGCACCGGCTCTTGCGTTATCAGGTTGGGCTGGCCGGTGGTGACACGGCGCTCAATCTCTTGCAGCATCTTCATCTGGTCAATGGGGCCGGACATCTTGGAATACTTGTCCATGTAGGCTTTAAAGCCTGGCGCAGATGCCTCAATCACGTCATCCACGGCGGCAATGACTTGCTTTAGCTGGCCGCTTGCAAGTCGCAGGCTTGGATTCTCTTGGTTGTACTTACCCTGCGCTGCACCGGCCAAGTCCTTGCGGATTTCGTACAACTCCATCGGAGACTTTGCGCGCGCAACTCGATCTGCCGCAAACTTCATGGCCGTTTCAACGTCCTGACGTACACCAACAGGGCTTGTCATTACATTGTTGATGGCCTGATTCACCACCAGTTTGATGCCGCTTTGGAATGTGTCAGGGTTGACCGTCACACCCTCAAATGCAGCCTCACGCATAGGCGCTGTGACTGCCGTGCGCTTTGCCTCGGCCAGCGGGACTGAGCCAGGCTTACCAGACAGACGGCGGTATGCGTCAAGCAAAGCCTGCTGGTTGGCAGATAGGCGCGTAGCAAATGCACCTGACTGATCCAGCGCCCTGATTGCGGTTTCTGCGGATGCCAAGCCAGGATCAAACGCTGTAGCGGCAGTCATCGGTGACACGCCAGGAACAAGCGGCTCGGCGCGGCTTAGGTTTTGTTGCGCTCGTTCTGGATTTGTCGCCAGTTTATTTAGCAGGCTTCCAATGATGGTTTCTCTGCCTGCTTGTGTGAATGGCTGCACTAAAGACACCGGCGCGGATAAAGCGCGTTGCGTTGTCGGCAGACTTGGCCCACCAGGGGCTACCATACCGGCTGTCAATGCGCCAGCAACTTGCGCCCATGGTGGCGCACCACCTTCGCGCAATGCACCGCTGGCAGCAGTTGCTGCTGTGGCCGCTGACGCTTGTGCTGTGGGACTTGTAGCCAGCATCTTGAGTAATTCTTGCGCTGTCTGAGACTGCGCCATGGGTAGTGCCTTTTTAGCCAGATTTGCGGCTGTTCCAACGCCATATCCAGCCGTTGCCATGTCCTGCACTACTCGCTCTTGCGCTGTCTGTGGCTCAGGCAAGCCCATGGCTGACAGCGTTTTAGGCACTGCCTGAGTCATTGTCGGCACATTGGTGCCTGCCGCCAGATTGAATAAATTGACAGCAGGATCAACTACCAACGGCAGCATACCGCCAGCAGTCAACACTGACTGCGCCATAGGACGTACAGACAAACCCGCTTGGCGTTTCAAGTCCTCAGTCATTGACGGTGCTGGCGTTGGTGCTGGCGCTTGTAATGACCTGATGTAATCAGCCAACATCTGAGCAGATTGCGTGTCACCGGCTGCATCCGCAGCAGCTAAAGACTTGTAAAGATCGTCAATAGTTGGGTTAGCCATTACGGTTTCCTTGCTGGATATTTGTTCAATATATCTTGAATATTTATCGGTGGAGCATTAGCGCCAGGTGTTCTGACAATTGACGGTAGCTTTGCAGGCTCACCAAGTGCCTTATCCAAAGTCACTCCAGTGCTATTACCAAAGTCAATGTATTCACCACGCTTCTGGTTGTAAGCCTGACCAGCAGCCGCATACAACTCGTTTGACAATTGTTTGAAGTCTTCGCGTTGTGTAGGTGTCAGTTTCTCACCTGTCGCCCAATTGTTGAAATAAAATTTAAGTCTGTCCATACGGCCTGATGCCGCCATCGCAATACCCAATTCAGACTCGCGTACAACAGAGCCAGGATCAAGCAATTTCATGACCTTGGTAGCGCCAGCAACATCACCAATTGGTGAGCCTTGATCAAGTGCAGTCAGTACTTGTCCATAGGCAGACTTCATGTCGTTGAAATCTTTATAGATCGGCTCAGACATGAATGTCTTCTTGGCGGTCATCTTGTTTTCAAATCCTTTTTGACCTGTATCAACAGTTACATTTGCTGCCGCAGACTTGCGAATTGCTTGAACATTTTCAAATGTAATTGGCATATTTGTAGCCTTGAGCAATTGAATCTCATGTGGCAAAGCCTCTGGCTTATCCAACTGACGTAAATTCTCAAGCGTGATAGGCATATTCAATGCCTTCAAATATTTAATTTTTTCAGGATCAGCCTCTGGCTTTTCAAGCAGGCGCAGATTCTCCAACGTAGGTTTCATTCCAAGTTCTGCCAACAACTTGGCTTTCTCTGTTGGCTGAGTCAATTTCAACATTTCAGGGATACCCTTGTCTGCTGACAATTGAGACAACATGGCGCGTTGCATTGGTGTCAATACTGATGCGCCACCAGTTGCAGTGCCATCAGACGGCATCGGCTGACCGATCATCGCAGCACGTTCAACGGTTGGGCCAACTTGCATACCTGGTACTGACAAAGCCTGCTGTGGCGTGATCTCAGTACCAGCGGTAGGCTGACCCATCAAGAAGTTCTGATATGCCTGCTGCTGCGCCTGTGCGCGTTTCATTTCATCCAGTTTCTGCTTTGTTATCAGCTGCTGGATAGCACCCTGCTGCGCCTGCTGATAACCGGCTGTGCCAGCGCCGTATGCCTCACCCAATGCCTGACCTATTGAGATGGGTTGCGTTGTCCTACCACTTGATTTAAGCAGTGAGGCTGCGGCCTGCATCATTGCTTGATTCTGGATGGCCTTTTGCTGTTTCTCTGACAGATAACCTTCCATGCCATCACCTCCACCGCCAAACAACAGGCCGCCAAGGTTATCCATAAAACTAGAGTTTGTTTGTGTATCTGCCATTTTGGGACTCACATAAGGTTCAATTGGAATTGGTGAATTTGCAATGCGCTGATCAATTGCCTGTATTCTTCTATTGCGGTCACTGAGAACATCCACTGGTGCAACTGTTGTCATCAATGAAATAGGTGTGACATTCCCATCTCTTGAAATGTTTTCCGCATCAGATAAAGATGGGAAAGGCATTGGATAAACATATGGATTCATTGGCACAGCATTTCCATACCCTGGACGTGTATTCACATTTACGTTAAAGGCAGAAACCTCTGGATCATTGTATAAATCTTGATATTGACCATACTGCCCAAATAATCCATTAAAGCCAGAATATAAAGAATCTGCCATTTTTCACCTCATCCAAGTAAGCCGGTCATGCCGTACATCTTCATCAATTGCGCGTAGGTCAGATTGCTACCGCCTGGCAGTTGCGGCATCTGCATACCAGCAGACTTCTCTTGCCCAGCACCCAGCAGAGATATTGCCAGACCAGCATCCATGTTTGGCTTTGCAGCAGGCATCTGTCCAAAGGACTCAGGTGCTTTAACGCCAAGGCCATCACCGTAATCAGGTGACGGCATAGTCATGTCAAGGCTTGCGTTCTTTACGCCACCATACAGGTCAAAGCCTTCACCCATCATCGGCTTACGCAAACCGCTGGCGGGATTGTTTTTCCGCAGTAAGTCTAGGTAGTTGGTCATCCAAATGCTCCCAACAAACCACCAGCAGCTGCGCCCCATGGTCCGCCAAGCTGATATCCAGCCATTGCACCGCCCAATGCGCCTGATGCAACATTGCGTGACGTTGGCTGAGTCATTGTCTGACCTACGTTTGCTGGCTGCGCTGACAGTGCCGCCTGAGTGATACCAAGACGCTGCAACTCAAGGTTTCTAGCCGCGTCCAGCTGCTGCTGTGCAAATGACTGTCGGCCTAAACCTAAGTTCATGGCGGTCTGATAGCCTTGCTGATTCATGCCGCGTGCAGCCTGCGCCAGTGCAGCTGATTGGCCGTAGCCAGCAGAGCGCAACTGAGCAGACGTTCTGGCCGCAGTCTTCAGCGCCGCCTCATTGCTGAGTGCTGATTGCACAGCCTGGCGTGAACCTCCAAAGGCTTTTGCGCCAGTGGCTTGCTGTGCATCGCTCAGAGCTTGCATCTGGCGTGCCTCTTCAATATCCTTAAGCGATGTATTGACAACATCCTGCTCATAAGGATTTTGAAACGCCATGATGTCTTCAGCACCAAATGGTTTCATGCTTGCTTCGTAGGACGCTTTTTCAGCCGCCTGATACATAGGATCAAAGCCAGCAAACTCTTGTACTCCAAGATTACCGGCTGCTGTTTCAGCTTTACCTACTTGCTCTAAGTACTTGGCCTTGATCTGAGGATCAATGCTCGTTGAACTTTGTTGTGAACCGCCTTTAGACATACATTACCCCTTAAACCGTTTGACCGTTTTCACGAATGAATTGTGTATCAGTGCCAAGCACATTAAACACCTTCATCCAGAATTTTTCCACTGGCTTGAATAGCCAGCCATACTTATTTTGACCATAGTGCCATTTCCCATAGGACACCAGTGGATCAGCAAATGTCTTTGCCACCATGAATTTGAACAACTTTGACTCACGCATCAGCGGAACGAATACCTCTGCCAGCTTGTAGTAGCCGCGCTTGTTGCGCTCAGTGATCTTCTCATCACGGTATCGGCGTACCACGGTGTCCATAGTGCCGTCACCGTATCTAGCCTCCAGCATGATGAAACAGCATCCAGCACCGCCACCGCCACCGGCTCCACCACCACCACCGCCTGATGCGCCACCACCATCACCACCAGACGCACCACCGCCATCACCTCCAGATGATGCACCACCGTCACCACCTGAAGATGGCCCGCCACGGCCACCACCGCCAGCATTCATGCCACCCTCGCCAGAGCCTGAGTTTGATGCAGATTGACCTGACGGTGCGCCAGCACTCATACCCATGCCAGACATACCGCTGGCGGCAGTACCGCCAAAGCCAACGCCAGTGCCTGGTGCGCCTGGCGTGCTTCCAATTCCAATGCCCAACCCATTCGGGCCAAGCAGTGCCTGCATTATTTGTACTGCAATTGGTGGAGAGGTCAGCATTGCCATCATTGCTTTACCTATGGCCTCACCAGTAGTTCCAAGGCTTTGCGCGTTGGACTCGCCATTTGCCATCTGTGCAGCAAATGCAGCATCACTCATTGGCGCAGTATTACCGCCAGTAGTTGGTAAATTTAATGATCTTGGAGTTACAGACAGTAAGTTAGCAGGCTGCTCAATGACATTCT